CAGATTTTATTGATAGGGTTGACGAACTCATTAGCATAGATAAACCAGAAGCAGTACGACCTGTACCTGTAACTCCAGTCTGTCCGTGCATAATACTTGGTATGCCTGTTTCTTCATCAGCTAGTTGTCTAGCTTTGTCATACATTTGTGCATTAGCTGGTGCAGTATTAGGAAAGTTAATAGAGTTAATGGCTGTTCCTGTAACACCAGATTGTCGTCTGAATACTTTACCGGGATAAATATCATAGTTTTGACCCGGTACTAACATTGCTTCATCTATGTCAAAGACAACATTACCTGCAAGAGCTAAGTTGTCAATAGCCATACGAATATGACCGTTCATTAGAAGCTGTGCATCTTCCATGTTCTCAGCAATGCCAACTCCAAACATTTGATAAGGATTGACTTCATAAGGAAACACATGGAAAGGAATACGTTCTGGTGTAAACGGATTTACAACCAAACGTAAAATCTTATTACCTGATATCCACGCATTTACCGAATACGAAGATAACTCTTCCATTCCTTCAAATATTTCCAAACCTGCTTCCTGAGCAAGTTTAGCATCCATAGTACCCCAATACTCCAGTACTTCGTACCTTGAATCGGAATAGATAGGATCGTTTTGATCTGATTGTAGTTGTGCTTCAAAATATTTTTCTTCATAATTTGGACCATTTGCTAGAAGTTCTTCAATGATTGCATGATTAAAATACGGTTCATCTTTTAGTTTTCTTAGTTGTTGACGATTAAGTTTATGTCTTTGAATAACATATTCTGCTTCATCAATGCTTGTTGCATTAGGATCAGGATACAAATTCCAACACGATACGTGAGAAACATTAGGTTTATCTTTATGAATGGGGTCATATTGTTTTTCACCCATAGCATCTCTTCGCCATCTAGCTATAGTTTTCTCTGAGGTAAATGGTCCTTTGATAACACCTGTTCCTAAGAGACAACATTCAAAAATAGCTTTGCGTAGTTTCTTTACTGCATCAGTATCAAGTAACTGGTCATGTATAATTTTTTCCATGTTACTAGCAGCTAACGCAGCTGGTTTAATCTGGGGCTGACCCATCTTTGCAGGACCAGCCACTAAGTTTTCTGTATCATACTCTGGTCCTAGACCTCGTATAATAGGATTATCTTCTAGAGCTGTAGCTTCTGTTGCTCCGGGTAGTAGTTCCATTTGATCTCCGGGAAAACCAAAAGGACTTTCTACTGGTGGTTCTTGTGGTGATTTTAGATGAGCAAACTCTGGTATACCCTCTGGATGTGGAGTAGACTCAACCACCAGTGGAAACTTTTTATTAGCAAATAGTATATCGCTAATTTGTCCTACAGCAGCTAAAACTTTTACTTTTGTAATTTTTACAAATACACGAGATCGTTCTGAATCTCTTAGCTTATCTTGATTTGCACCATCAGACAAACCACGATAGTTCTTGTACGCCTTGAGCCATCGCTGTTCGTCAGAATAACGACCATCTTCTGCTATTTGAAATTTCTCACGAATATGTCCTACTAGACCGCCAGATAAACTAGCTTCTTCTAATCGAACATCTATAGCAGTATCCGTGTCCTTCTTTTTGTCGGAATCAATATCAAGAAAAGCCATAAAAATTAATAATCTTTTTCGTCAGCCATACTGTTAAAGTTTGGAGACATAGTTGGAGTATTCTGTCTTTTTGGAGCATCTGCTGATTGTTTAAAAGTGTAAGTTTCTTCTCCACCTTTAACACCAGCTTTTCCCCATGCTTCTAAAGGAGCATTTGGAGCTTTACCATCAGGCACTTCACTCATTCTGCCGTGTGCAGCAGCACTAGTTAAGTCTATCATAGTTTGTGGCATAATCTTTTCCTATTGTTAAAATTAATATTATTGTGTACTAAAGTTACTACCATTACCAACGGATCACCTCCTTTGCAGTAAGAGACACCTAACAAAAGTATTCCGTCTATTTAATACCCAAACACTAAGTCTCTTGGTTCGGGAGCATTGTCTTTTATTCTATTAGACCATGTAGAAAAGTTTGTTGTATTTATTTGTTGGAACATACACAAGTATCTTAGTGCATCGTAAGCGTGGTCTTCAGCTTTTGTATCCACATCTTCAGAGTTAGTTCTCGATAGCGGTATCGAGGGAAGAGTTCTAATGAGATTATGACAGGATTCAAATATTTTAACTCTTGGCTCTCCGGTTTCATCATTAACTTGTAATCTCTTGTGTACTTCAAGTTTCCCGCTTATTCTATCTGAGTTAGAAGGCAACCAACGTAGCCCTCGTTGTATCATAGTTTGTGCTACGGATGGTGCTCCTGCTATTCTGTTCCAACAGGATTTATCTAACACCGCTGAAAAAATAGAAGGATCTTTTGCCTCTGCTTCAAAGATTGCATCTGCTAGTGTATCAGCTGTTAGTCTACTCGTGTAAAGCTCTCTATATACCCAAATGTTACCGTCATAATCCACAGCAGCCCAAAGAACACAGGAAGGACTACTATAACCATAGTCAGCAGCACGAAAGCGAGGCCAACCTCTAGGAATATCAAAAGGCTCACAAATATGTAAACCACGATTAAATTCAGCAAACGCAGCCCCTTCTGCAACATCCCAGTCTCCATCTAGTAATCTTCGTCTTTCTACTTCTGGCAATGATAGAAGCATTGCCTCATATTCTCCTGACGACATAAGATAAGGATTATCTGTTAGTCTTGCAGGAATAAACTTTCTACTAAATAATGGTTGTCCTGCTTTTGCGTGACTAGGAGGAAAAACCAAAGCCTTTCCACTTTCCATGTCTTGTGCTGCAAAAGGTGTATTTGGCTGACTAGGATCAATAAACATTTTTTTAATCCACCAACCACCAACCCCACCGGGGTTTGCTGATGCTCTCATATAGGTTTCAATACTAGGATCTGTTGTTCTTAGCCTTGAACGTAGATAATCCCATACATACGGTGTGGGATAGTGTCCTAATTCATCTATACCAATCCATGTAAAGGATTGACCTTGAAATCTTGTTGCATCACTATCTTTATCGACATACGATAATAAAATGGTAGCTCCGCTTGGAAAGATCCAAAGATTTTTGCTTTCTTTGAATATTGCATTTACAAATGCTTTTGGATAAACCTTCTTTGACTGGTCTATCAATTCAGCTAACTCACCTAGAGTACGCCTGAGAAGTAAGGCTCGGTGATTGGGATTATCAGCGTATCGTAATGGATCTACCAGAAGTGCATAGCTCTTGCCACCACCAGCTGCACCTCCATATAGCACTTCCTTTTCGGGAGCAGCCAGAAAATCTGTTTGTGGGCCTTTATTGGGAGAGAATATTAATTCATGTTCTCCCTCAACAATAACATCTTTTATTGATGTTGGTAGTGTATCAACAAACTCGCTTGTTGTAATACCACCTTCTGTTAATAATTTTTTAGCTTTTTTAGACCGCTGTAACTGAACATTAGCTTTATTAGAGTCATTTTGAGCCTTTTTCTTCTTTTTCAATGCTGCTCGTTCTGACCGTTTAATTTTTTCTAATTCTAGCTGTTTTCTGCTTTTGTTATAATTACCCTTTTCTCCGGGCTTTAACTTCGGTCTTGCCATTTATGATAACCATGTTTTTTTAAATAATCTACAAAAAAAGCATTAATTTCTTCTATAGGCATATCATCTGCTGTTTTTCCTGTGTGTTCCCACAAAACTACCTCATCCATTGTCGATACTTCCATATGATTTTTGAGAGGTTTAAAATTCATGTATTTTATTTATTTTTCTGGTGTTATGTCCACCATTGGTTTTTTACTAGGTAAAAGCACGATTCCATGCTTGATTTCACCACTTACATCAACTTGTTGACGCTTGGTAATACCTATTCTATCCAGAATATCTCCAGCAGCACGGAACTTTAACTCTAAACGGTTAGTAGGTAGACCATTATCATGGTCAGTATCCATTGTATTAACGATGTTATCGGCTGCTTTAACAGCTGCACCGTTCAACATCAGCTTTGT